CTGTAACATCAGTTCTAATATTTGTATTTGATGCAAGTACATTACCATCAGAATCTTTTATACTTAATTCATTAGTAAATGTATCTGCATTACCTTGCCCACCCCAACACCCAGTGACGTTGCACTCACCATTTTGTACTTCAATAGTTGAATCTAGTGTAATACCATTATCCAACATATTTTGTGTAATAGTGTCTGAAGTTAAATCAAAGTCTTGATTAATAGATCCACTATCACCAAACTCTAAATCATAATTGCTAGGAACATTATTTAATTCACAACAATCGTTTAATACTCGTACATCACCAGAGGTAGTCCAGCCATTAGAATTACCAGTTTCAAAATTACCATTAGTAATTAAATTACCAGTTGTTATTTCCTCTGCATTAACTATAGTAAATAAAAATAAAAAAGCTATTAACCATTTCATTTAGCTAACCTATCCATATGTGCATAGATACGACCTATAACTTTATCTAGTGACAATAATTCTTGTTGCATCATTGCTACCATAGTTTGTAATTCTATAATTGTAATTAGTGCCCATGTTGATAGACCCATAAGGATTGTGCCTAACAACGCAATTAATGCGGTATTAGTTTTTCTTGTCATCTAGGATGTTTCCAATCCTTCATTTTTTCTGCGTTTGCTTTCTTTCTATCTTCTTCTGCTTTAGCTTTATTTGCTGCTTCTATTTCTGCTTTAATTTTTTTCTGCTCTTTTTCATCAGCTTTTTTTCTATCATCCATACGTTTTACATATGTTTTATAGTCTGGTCTTTCATGATCATATTTAGACCATAATTTTTTTGCTTCTTTACCAATCTTACCATCTATAGGACAAGGTGTACCTGCCTGTATCATAGATTCAAATACTCTTTCATCCTGACAAAGTATAGCAACTGCTGCAACTTTCATACCAAAATCATTAAGTATTCTAGCTAATTTTAATCTCTCACAATTTTTATCAATAACATGTTTACCCCCACTAATACCTATACCAAATGTTTGAACACCTAAAGATACACCAACAGCACAAACATCCTGTGTCATTGAGTTATATGAGGGTGCTCCAGCACTTGGGGGTGCTGATCTTGTATTAGAGTTAGTAGTATTAGTTGTTGTGCTATTAGAACTAGATCCAGATTGATAGGTTGTAGTTGCCGTTGAGGTATATCCTCCTTCAATAGCAGTGTTAGATCCAGACGTATTAGTCTGAGTTGATCCTGCCAATGCTGCAGTTGTCATACAGCCAGAAAGTAATAATAGTAATGTTATTAATATAAGGGGTTTATTCATAATTAAGTATTTTCCTCTATTGGTTCTACTTCATAGCAACCAAATTTAATATACATACGGTGTTCATTTACATCTATCCTACCTATCTCTTCTATTTTTTTAAGAGATTCACTATATCCTGTAACTAAACAATCATATTCACTGTCAAAAGGAAACTCATATACATGCGGAGGTAAACAAGTTTCCGCAACGTATGAGCATAATAAAAAAGCTAATCCAAATTTCATTTATATCCTGGTTCTAAAAATATTGCCATCAATATTATCAATATTATTAGTGTTCCTGTGAAGTAATAATTCATAATTATACCCCATAGTGTTTGTTATTTTTTAACTAAAGATCCACCAAAGTATAAGCCAATAATAGCTGATACTAAGTTAGTATCTAGTGGTGTTATTACTAAACTATTAGATGATAATGTTATCCATTTCATCACTTCTTTTTCTGGGATAAAAAAGAATGAAGGTTTAAATTCTAAATATCCTACAATCACACTTGTATCTGGTGATATTACTGGCAATAATTTAGGTAATAATACTATTGCAAAAACAGCAATTAATGCTATAATTCTTCGAGTCCATTGAAATCCTTTGTTTTCATATTCTCTTGCTTCTTTAAATGCAGCAGTTTGTACCTCTGCTCTTTGTATAAGCATCTTTTGTTCTGCTTGTTTTGCTTTAATGCTTTGTGACCAGATACTCATCACACCACCAAGTACAGTGGATCCTAGCATTGTAATCATTTCAAATGGCATTGTTACTCCTTTGTATTTGATTGGTTTGTTTCTAATTCTTTTATTTTTTTATTAGCATCATCTAGGTCCTGAGTTACATGTTCTAGCTTCTGCAATGTACGTTTATTGGCACTATCTTTAGACTTACCAGCATCCTGTAACTCAGCAACTTCTTGCTTTAGGATTCTGACCTGTTCTTTATACTCTTGGATAATATCCTGATACTCAGGTTTAGACATTTAAAGGTGTATTATAATATTATAGCACCTAGGACAAAACCTACAACCGCACAAATGACGCAGTGATAGTATTTCTCCCATAATTCTTTTACTTTGTTTTTAATGTTTTCCATAATGTTTCTCCTATTAATAAAATAAACCTATTAATGTTAGTATTGTTGCCCCAAGACCACCTAGTATTGCATAGAGTACCTTATCTATTTTACCATGTAGCTTATCTATATCTTCGTGTATATGTTTAAGATGATTATTTTTTATGCTGCTGACTTCCCTTTTTAAACCTGTGATATATCCATATATTGATATAAGGTGTTCACTAGTTGTTTTAGGTTGTTTAGCCATTATTAAAACTTCTTCTCAAATTTTGATATGTATTCATCATGTTTTTTTGTTCTTGATGGTCTAAGTTCATTAGCTGGCCTTAAATTTTTTTGCATTAAAAACTCAGCAGCTTCATTACCAGTTTTAAAATTTTGTTTTAAATATCCTTTTGCTTCAGGTTCTGTTAAAAAATAATCTATCTGCCCTTTCCAATTAGTTTTATAATCTGGTACTTTTTTTAACAATCCTTCTTTTCTAGTTGGAAATGTAAATTGAAATAAACCTATACCTTTATTTATAGCACTTCCCTCCTCTACAGCACCTATTTTAAAATTACTTTCAGCTTGTATATTAGCTAATATTCCTAAACTTTTATTTCTATCTAATTTTTTTTCGTTAGTTAAATAATTATAAATTTCTATATCACTTACAGTTGATATAGGTTTTTTCATGGGTGTAATTAATTTGTCTGTTTGTTGATTTACATTCATAATTATAAATAATATTAATATTAAATTAATCTTTACCAAATAATTTTTGTGTTTGTTTTTTTATACTCTCTGGTATAAACTCATCTATTCTTATAGGTTGTTTATAGTTTTCTATTTTATAAACAGAAAATGCATCATCATATTTATCAGCTGTTTTTGATATTAGAGCATCTATTTTATCTACACTTTTTTCATACTGTTCTTGTGTAATCAAACCTCTATTTAATTTATTAACTTGATCTTGTATCTGTTCTCTAAGTGCTTTAAGTTTTCTCCTTAGTTCTCCAGCTTTTAGTGCCTGTAATTTTTCTATAGATTTAGTTTCTACTTTAAATCCTAAAGCTCTAAACAATGCACCTATCTCTGTCTCTTTAGCTCTATAGGGTGATTCATCGCCTTTTCTTGCAGTATCTATTCTTTGAGTAGAATAAGATCCAGGGAAAAATGGTATGTTAGGTGTTAAATCTTGTAATAAATCTTTACCTATAACTTTTAAATTTTCAAAATCATTATATCCTAGTCCTCTAGTTTTTCTTTGACCATACATATCATAACCTATAAGAGAACTTAAAACCTCACCCATTAATCCAAAGTTAGGCTGAACTGGTGCAGGTAAATATGGAAATAAATTACCACCTACATCAAATATATCTCCACCAGGAACAAACCTAGTTAAGTTTACATATTTAGGGCCTTCAAAAGGTGAATCATCAGTTTTTATAGCTGGTAATTTTATTTCTCTATAAGGCATAAAATCAAATATAAATTTACCTTTTTGTTTTTCTAACATCAAAGCTCTCTCTGCTTTCTCATCACCACCACCTACTAAGTTACCCATTGCATTTAAACCATAACCAAGTGCTGCGTACTTTAAATATTTCCAAGGTCTAACCACTGCAGTTTCTGCAAGTATTGGAACTATTCTATATGTATAAGCTAAAAATGGAGTCATTGATAGCCTCATCCAGTTTATAGCAGGTGCATTAATATTATAGTCTATAAAGGATCTTCTAGCATCTAAACCAGCCTCTGCTGCTGTATAACCTTTTGCTAATCTATCTTGAAATACAGATAATCTAAATACATGATCTTCAAATCTATACCAATCAGTAAGTTTAGCTAATGGATTATTTTTTCTTATATCTTGATAAACATTTAATGCAGCTTTAGATCCACTACTAAATGCGTTTCCATCATATTTATATGGCATAGCTAAAGCTAATTCTTGAATTTTACCAAGTTCTTGAGTTACAAAATCTGCTTCAAACACACCGCTTCTTTGTGCTAATTTTACTAATTCAGAAGCTGATTTATCAAATTGACCCTCTTTACCTGTAACTAAATTTTTTATAATACTATCATCTGGTTTATAACCCATTAAAGCCTTATATGCTTTAGGCAAATACTTAAAATCTGCATCAATTAAATCATGTAATACAAAATTACTTACAATATTATTAGTATGTACAGTTGGATTCCAAGCTGTTTTAGATACTTTCCAAAGAGAATTACCTTTTCTATAAAATTTTAAAGCATCGTTACTTGTAGTATTATAAAACTTAGTAGTTGATAATAAATCTTTGTATACTTCTTCTGGAACATATTTATCAGCCAAACCACCATATCTAAATCTAGATGCAGGATTTTTAGGATCAATCCTAGTTGTTGGCATCTTAACAAGTTTATTTTTTAATTCTTGTGGTAAATCAGCGTACTGTGCTTTTGTGTATGTATAAGGTTGTTTTGATAAACTATCATAAAATTTTAATTGTGGTAATGTGCTAGAGAAAGCTCTACCTGTTTCGGCTATAGCAAATGCTGCATCCTCTATTTCGCCAAGACCTACTCTTTGAGGTTTAGTAAACTCCCATCTAATCTCTACCTCATCAGTTGGTTTTAATTTAGCATAATCTTTTTCACTACTATTTAATAACTCCCAACCCCTATGATTTTTTAATCTTTCTTTTTTGCCAACAACATCTTCAAATAGATATTTTTGTCCTGTAGGGCCTGGTACATCTTCTAATTCAAATATAGGTTTTTCTCTTAGTGATGTAGTTGTAAATGCTATCTGATCTTTATAATAATCTTCATACTCTTGTTTAGTAACTTTTTGATATGCACCTCTTAATTTTAATTCTTCACCAAACTCTCTAGGTTCATCTTTATATTTAGAGTAAGTTCTTTTTAAATATGTATCTTGATTTTTTAAAAAAGTTGCAGGTGATAATATACCCATATCAACGTAATCTTGTGCAACCTCTGTGATTAAATCTCTAGCCTCTTTAGATAAATTATTTAAAGCCTCTGTCTGCACTTTAAATATATTGTCACCTTCTAGCATATTAAATAAAATTTTACTTTCATCTTCAGTTAAATTTTTATGAACTTTAATTGCTAAATCAGAAAATCTAGAAGCTATATTTGCAGCGTGACCCTGTGCACCAGCTTGTAGTTTTTTATAATTAGCTGGCAATTTATAATTATCTATAAAATATCTACCAAGTAAATCATATAAAGATTCAGTAACTTCTACAGTTTCATCCTCTTGATTTTTCCCAAATTGTCTTTTGTAAGTTTTTGTTTTACTTAATTTTTTTGTAAGTTTAATACCACCTGCACCAGCTAAAAAACCTATACCCATTCTACCAAACTTAGTGCTTATTGGTGCTTCTTCTTCAGCTGTTTGATAAGCATATATACCACCAAATGCACCAGTTCCAAGTTCTGCACCAGTTAATCCCTTAACAGGTATTCGTGTTCCAGGTATCATTACTTGTTTATCACCTGATATTTGTTCGTACAAAGGTTTACCAATTCTCTCTTCATACATATCAGTAAATTGTTTATAAAATTTTCTAACACCTCGTAGCATATCTGCTTTGCCACTAGGTATATCATTTAATTTCTCTGGTTCTTGTACATCAATTTTATTTCTAATCTCAATGTCTCTTCTATTTAAACCAGCTTCATTAAATAATTGTTGTTTGTGAAGATTATTAGAGGCTGCTGCTTTTATACTTATGTCAATATCTTTACTACCTTTAAATCCTGGTATTCCTAATTCTATTTTTTCACCTTTAAATTTTTTAACTCCAGCACCTATTAAGGGGGATAGTATTGAGCCACCCACTGCTGATGCTGCAGCTTGTTTAGCCCTACTGTCTAATATACTTTCTTCATCTACATAACCAAGTGCACCAGCTATACCAGATGTAACAAACCCATACTTAGCCATTTTATATAGTGTTCTAGCTTTTGTTACAGGTATTAACCATCCAGCAGGATCTACTATAGCACCACCAAAGTAAGCAGCTGCAACTAAATAGCCTCCAGGACCATCAAAATCTTCATATAGTTTTTTTTGATCTGATCTTAATTTATTTAATACTTCTTCATCAGATGTAGACATTTGTCTTACACCTCTAGCTGTATCTAAAAAACCAAGTGTAAAAGCATTACTTATTTTTTTACTTAATGCTATATCTTCTTCTGTCCCTGTATTAAACTCACCTGTATTTACAAATTTAAGATATGGATTTTTCTCTTCAGGTAATTCTAAAGGTTTAGTATAATCTACTGGTGGATCTTCTGTAGATGTAGAAAAAAGACTTTCATTACGATCACCTGCACCTAGATATTGATCATAAGGATTACTAAGGTTACTACCTTTAGTAATACTTTCTGTATTTAAAAATTTATCGTAAGGATTAGCCATTAAACTACTTTATTAGTTCGCCTAAATTTGATATTCCTAAATCTGTTCTTAACTGTTGTTTTATAGCTTCTACAGCTTGTTCATCTCCAGCAGCTCTAGCTCTATTGATAGCATCTTGTGCTTGATTTACTCTACTATCTTCTTCAAATCTACCTGGTGATTTAAATGGTATACTATAAACTTTTGGTAAATAATTATTTCTAAAGTAATTATTAAAAGCATACTCATCTTTATTTGGACCATCCCTATCTGGATCGTAACCTTCAGCAAAACTATCTTTAAATCTTTTAGTATTTTTATCTCTTGCTAAAGCATCAAACTCTGATCTTGCATCACTACGAAGTTGTCTTTTTTCGTTAATAGGTAATGCCATAAAATCATTAAAACTTTTAGGTGTATCACTTAAAGCTGGTAAATCTAACTCAGGTCTAGTAACTTGTGTACCTGTGTCCATAGCTTTCATATCTTTAAAGAATAATTCTGCTACTGGACCAGACCCTTGATTTTTAGTTATTAAATTTATAGCATCTTTTTGTTGATCTTTAAAGTCCATAATTCTTTGAGTTTTAGCAGTATTAAAATCGTAACCTTGAAAATCAAATTCTTCTATTTCTTTTTTCTTATTAGGATCTTTATTTAAAGTATCTATTACTAAACTAGTTCCTGCATCAGATGTTGTAAGACCATTATAGCTAGCATATAATCCAGCATTTGGTCCATGTGCTGCAGATACTTCATTAAATCTTCTTTCTATATTTTTTTCATCTTGTCTAAATAGCTGTGCTGTCTTTCTAAACTCTTGACCAGCTTCCATAACCATATCAGCATACATCTCATCTCTTGCTGCTTTTTGTTCTAAGTTTTCTTTTAGAAATCCTGATAATAATCCTCGTGCAATTGACATTATTCTTCTCCTTCTGGTTCAGGTCTAGCCATTAAGCCAGCTTTCTTAATATCTTCCTGTACTCCCTCAGTTATTTGTTCTACTTTTTCTTTAGCCATTTTAACTTGAGTGATAGCTCTTATTTGTTTTCTATTTGTTAAATCTTCTAATGAGAATACTATTTTTTCTACACCACCATTTACACCTATAGCTGCTATCATTTTCATTACAGGTTCTGTAATTATAAAAGCAAGATCTGGTGAAAATTTACCTTCCATAAATCCAGCAAATAATATAGTTCTACCAATAGCTTCTACTGGCACACCTGCATCTAACATACCTATTAATTGTTCTGTAAGTTCTTTTTGATGTAATGTAGTCCAAATATATTCTGTTGCTTCTTCAGGATCTACAAATTGTGGTGGATGCTCCCAAGGGTAATTACCTGGGGTATCTGTTAGTGATTGTCCTGGAACTGGTGAATCAAATGGATTACCAACTCCTTCTTTGTATTCTTGTTCTTTCATTATATTTCCTATAAATTAAACCTTAACAATAGTTTTTTCTGATAGTGCTTTTCTTCTAAGTAGATACTTATTTAATCTGTTTTCCCACATAGCGTTTATACCCATGGCATCATTTACCCTAGCTATGCCTCCTATAGTAGATCCAGGAACTGCCCCAGCTGCTCCAGCTGCAAAAGTTCTACCAGTAGGCATACCAAATTGTCTTAAATTTACACCACTTCTTGCAAACTGTGCTGAAGCAGGTTCACTACCAGATCCTCTACTCATTAAACTCTGACCTAATGCAGTTCCTATTTTTTTACCTATTGTCTGCTTTCCAAATTGTGCACCTATTTGCCCACCAAAATATCCTGCAGCTCCTACTACTGCTACTTTAAATACGTCTTTTAATTTAAACATTAATTATTTCCTCCTGATGCACTAAATACATTAAATCCAAATCTACCAATTAATTCATATAAAGAATCTTTTGATGCTTGATCTTGTAAGTCTAATACTGTTGATCTTTCTAAAGCTGCCATCGCTAAATTATGATTTCTATTAGCAGCATTTTCTGATGATGTATTAACCCAAGATGCCTCATCTCTCCATTGTTGCCATGCAGATGATAGAGCCCAGTTTGATATATTTAGTAAATTCTGTGCGTTAGTTTGATTAGCAGCATTTACTGCAGCAGTATTAGCTGTATTTAATGCTCTTCTCCAAACTACATTTGATTGATCTATCTCTCTTTGATTAGTCACATTAAACTGATCTCTATTGTTTTGTAGTGTAGCATTATATTGATTTATAGTTGCTTCTCTTTTTGCATTTGCTTCATTAACTGCAATAGTATTTTGTGCATTTAGTGCACTAACTTTATTTTTTTCTGCTTCAGAAAATTTATTCATTGCATCAACTCTAGCAGCATTTTGTTCTGAAATTTGTGCAGATAATCTATCGTAAAATTGATTTACTTGATTTTGGCTAGACGCATTAAATTGATAAGAAGCATTTGCAGCTGCTTGGTCAGATAATAAAAATGCCTGTCTAGTATTTATATTAGTTAAATTAGTTTGTTGTCTATTAGACAGATTAGCCATATCCATTTGTAGATATGCTTGTGCATTTGTTAGTGCTGCTTGTTGATTATTAGATAGATTTTGAAAAATCATATCTTTGTATACAGCAGCATCTTGTGCAGCTATTGGTATAGCTGAGTTCATAATACCTTCAGCTAATGCTTGTGCAGCCATAGAGCTTGCACTCATACCTCTATTAGCCATTGCAGCTTCGGTTGCTTTTGCAGCACCTCTAGCCCATACTGGTAAAGGATTACCTGAAGATATAGCAGTTTCTACTTCTTGTTGTAGTCCTGCTAATTGACCTCTTACTGTAGCATCAGATGTAATAGTGCCTTGAGCAGCTGTAACAGGAGCTGATACAGTTCCTTGTGCAGCTGTCATTGTAGGAGTTTGTCCTGCAACTTGTGCAGCTGTCATTTGTGCTGCAGCTTGGGGTGTAGTTGTAGTTGCACCTACACTAGCCATAGTTCCAGGGGTAGCTATAGTTGGTGCTGTGGGTGCTGTAGGTGTTGTAGCTTGAACTGTAGTAGTAAGACCACCAGTTCCCATTAATTCGTTAGTACCAACATTTTGCAAAGTTGGTGATATAGTTGTACCCACTGGTAGAGTAGCTTTTGTTAATAAGCTATCAATTAGTGATACTGCTTTAGAACTACTTGTTTGTTCACCTTGTGCAGGTGTTAATGTACCTTTTTGTAAAACAGTATCTACGGGTGTAGCGGGTGTTTTAGGTTTTGATGAAGAAGTACCTGTAAAAGAATATCCACCTGATGGTGCTGTAAAATAAGCGTTAGCTTTAGTTGTAGGCTGTCCTGATTGTGTAAAATAAGTTAATGCTGTAGTTGCCGCACCACTAGGTGGTGTAAAGCCATACTGTGCTGCATTTTGTGGTGTTAAAGTAACTGACATTATCTCCCTTGTCTATTATATTTTTTATATGATCTTTTCTCGTCTTTGTTTTTTGATTTTTTGTGTACCCGTGGTCGTTTCTTAGGCTTAGGTCTTTCAACGTATGCCTTAAACTTCTTAGCCATTATTATGGTTTAGTTGGCCACGTAGCGTTTTCACATTTCTCAACAGTATCTTTACCTGCAGGCAAGTCTCTAAGATCTTGTCTATATGTTTTCATGTCGTCTGACATAGTAACATCAGATAAAGCATAGTAATCAGTTTCAGCAAGAAGTCTATTTCTTTTAGCTCTAAGATCAGCTAAAGCTCTAGCAGGGGCAGCATCTGCCCACGCTTTTTCTTCAGCATCTCTTGCAGCTTCTTCTTCAGCTGTAAACTGTACTTTGTTACCATTTATATTATGATATCTTGGCATTGTTTTTTTCTCCTTTTATTATAAAATTCCGTATAAGCAAATATCTCCTGAATCTAAGTTACCTGATTGTTGAACAAATTGCACTGCATCAATAGCTGATGTTGTATTACAATATCCTGCAACAGAAGATGTCACACAATTAGCATTACCTATGTCAGCATTACTAACAATAATAAAGTGTTTTACAAAAGTTGTAGAACTAGGATTAAATAAATATAAATATCCACTAGTACTTTCATCATTTGCATTACCTACTCCATCAAGTGCAATAGGTTGATTTCCTGTACCTTGTGCTAAATCTTCACCAGATTCATAACTTAAAGCACCTCCACTACCATCTTCGCCATGTCTTGCTTTAAATGAAGTTGTTGTTTTAGTTACATTATAGTTAGAGCCAGCATCTGCACTAAAATTTACATAAAAATAACCGCCATCATTTTGTGGATGAATATTATTAAAAGTAAATAAGTATGTCTTGTAAGTATTATCTAGAACTACACCTGAACTACCATTAACAAAACTTAAATTAGCAGATGAACTAGCAGTTAATTTTTTAATAAGCACCATAGATCCAGTATTTAAAGACCCAAAAGCTGTAACCGATCTAACTGCTCTATCATTAAGTGTAATTATACTCATTATGAATCCTTTATTCCGTATAGTTTTATAGTGCCAGCATCTATGTTGCCACTAGACATTTTAAATTGCACTGCATCAATAGCAGCAGTTACATTACAGTAACCACCTATAAAATCATTAAATGATCTATCATTAGATGCAGAAGAATTGGATTTTGCAATAAAATGTTTTACAAAAGTTGTAGATGCTGGATTAAATAAATACAAATTTCCAGATAAATTTTGATCGTTATCATTACCAATATCTTGAGTTAAATTTTGAAAACCTGTTCCTTGCGCTAAATCATGACTTGTTTCGTATCCTATAGAACCACCATTTCCATCTTCTCTGTTCTGCGATTTAAAAAATGTTGATGTTTTTGTAGCATCATAGTTTGTATCACCATCTCTAAAACCTACTTGAAATTGCGCACCATCAGTTGCTGGATGTATATTAATAAATTCATA